ATCTTGAATCGGCTTAACGGTATCTCAGCCCCCGTGCTGTCGCGTGAAGTCGAGGAGAAGCTTCGGTATATGTTTAAGGAAATCCAATTTAGTTTCGTGAAACATTGCCCTAAGAAGCGCTCCAACTTCTTATCGTATTCGTTTGTCCTGTATAAGTTTTGTGAACTTTTGGAATTGGATGACTATTTACCATGCTTTCCGCTGTTAAAGAGCCGCGAGAAGTTATATATGCAAGATAAGATTTGGCAGAAGATTTGTGAAGATATGGGCTGGGAGTTTATCCGAACTGTTTAAGCAAGGATTTATATATTATGATGAATTCTTGGTTATAAATTGTTAAATATATTTGATGAAAGTTGTCAGGGTACTTTTTAGCCGTAGCGATTGCGATGGCGTGTGCCTTGGCACTTGCTTCAGAACATACGGGTATTAATAGTTTAATATCCGTATGTAGTTTATCCATTGGATCCCTAAAGATTAGCGACAACTTTTCGGGGTTTGTTTTCCGTACATGCGGTCTAAATCTTTATTATAATAGAGACATATTGAAATGCCCGTATATGTAGGATTTGATATGGGTATCCGCAATCTGGCGTATTGTGTCATTGAACACGGGATTTCTGGCGAATGGTCTATTGCCGCCTGGGATAACGTAGATTTGCTTGAGGGCGGTGAAACAGCGCAAACCGCCAAATCGTGCGTCGGCTGCGGTGGCGGGGCAAAGTGGATTTGTGTAGGGGATGGGACAAAATGGTGTAAGGCGTGTGCTACCGGTGTTCGTGTCAAGAAATCGGCTACGGCAAAGCCGTCACTACCTTGTTTACCGTGCGATATGGGGGCGAAAGAGCTCAAGGCACTGGCTACGGGTCGTGGTGTGGATACCAAGAAAATGAAAAAGCCCGAACTGGTGGCATGGGCGCAGAAGATGTACTTAGTTCCCTGGAAAGCGGTCAAGACAATGTCGGTTGGTTTAGATACGATTCGTAAAGCCATGGATACCTGGTTAACATCTGTACTTTCATCAATGGCACGGGCTGAATTGATTCGGTTGGAAAATCAGCCGGTAATGAAAAATCCTACTATGAAATCGGTACAGATTATGCTTTATACACTATTGGCGCATCGGTTGGAAAGTGAGTATTTTTGGACCGGTAATATTGACTTTGTCCACGCCGGTGTCAAGTCGCGCACCGTGGATTACACCGATATTAGCGGAGCTTCAGGAGAGTATAAGGCACGTAAAGACGGCGCAGAAGCCGATGTGACTGCGATTTTGGCAGCGGGTGGGGAAAAGGCTTCTGTATGGGCTAAGTACTTTGCGGGTCGGACTAAAAAGTCCGATTTAGCCGATGCTTTTCTTATGGCGTATCGGCAATAATTTTGCCATTTGCGTTTGGGAATCTAAAACGAAGACAAAGGAGGTAAAAGAAGGAAACTATGAGCGGTCCTACAATCCGCATATCTGATGGAGGTTCATTCCCCGAAATCTCAGCCAGTCAGGATTTGGGTCGTTCGCTGGATGTGAACCAGAACGATTTTGACCTCAATCTCCTCGGCAATCAGCGCAAGATTGCGGGTTCTATGGGACGTCCGGCATCTCCGGCTGCCGAAATAAAGGCAGTAGATGATATTGAATTTGTCAGCCTTGACGATACAAATGTCACCTTTGATGTGAAGCCATCGGGTAGCGGTGACAATATTCGTATTATGCGCGATACCACTCCTTCGGCTCCCATCGGTGGTGGCAGCGGAGGCGCTGAGCCATTCCGTCTTGGGAGCTCTGCACCATCAGCTCCCACTGTATCATCGGCACCCGCTGTTGCTACTGCCAGTACGAGTACAACTGCCACCGCCGCACCGGCTGCAAAGTCGTGGTTCTCCAGCATTCCTGGTTTGGGCGGTGCTACGGCTACAAATGGAGCCGCCAACGCCGCCGCTGCCGCCCCTGCCGCCGCCGGTTTCCGTAGCTGGTTTAGCGGTAGCGGTGGTAGCGCCGAGGCACCCGCCATTGCCGCAACACCTGCTGTATACCTGACCCCCGAACAAGAAGCAGGGAAGAAGTCTGAGGGTTTGACCATTCTGGAGCGCATGGACCGCAAGGGTATTAGCGGTACCAAGATGTCTATGAGCAATACGCTGGAGGAGATTAACTCTGAGGTGGCGCGTCGTAAGGATTCCAAGGGACTTGAGGCGTCGCTACGCTTTCAGCGCTCAATGCTTACAACGGTCACCAGCGGTATGGAGTTCCTCAACAGCCGCTACGACCCGCTTGGACTCCATCTGGACGGCTGGTCCGAACAGGTGAACGAGAACATTGAGGACTACGATGAGATTTTCGAGGAGCTGTACGACAAGTACAAGGATAAGAGCAAGGTGGCGCCTGAGGTCCGCCTTATTTTGTCACTCGGGTTGTCCGCCGGTATGTGCCACGTCACCAACACAATGTTCAAGTCTCGTATGCCTGGTATGGATGATATCCTGCGCAACAACCCCAATCTGGCGCGCGAGTTCGCCCGTGCCGCCGCAACGGAGTCGGTCGGACCTGGCTTCGCCAACTTTGTCTCGCTCGGTATGAATGGCGGACGTGGCGGCGGGGCACAGGGACCGCCACCGTCGCAGCAGTCTCAGCAGTCGCCAATGCGCCAATCTGCCCCGCCGATGGAGGAGCCTGAAATGCGGGAGCCTGAGGGCGTTCAAAGCGGGGGCTTTATGGGTATGATGGGTGGTATGATGCCTGGTCTCGGCGCCGCAATGCCGTCCATTCCCACCGCCGGACCGCCCCAGTCGCAGACGGCGCGTCGTGAAATGCGCGGTCCCACCGGTGTTGACGATATCCTCCAGCAGTTGAATGCGGGTGGACGCCGTGATGCGGAGGAGACCAACTCTATTGGTAGCGCCTACACGACGGAGACAATGCGTCGCGCCGGACTCAATCGTCGCTCTCGTAAGACAACGGCGACTCAGCCAACGGGTAGCGAACTGACGCTCAACGTATAAACAATTCTTCAATTTGTTCAATATTATTGAAACTATTGAATTTCTTACTCTTACTCCTGCTCCTGCTCCTCCGTCTCTGGAAGTGGGGGCTTAGGATTTGGTTTCGGCTTCTGGTTCTGGTCTGGCGCCGATGCGTGTTTAAGTGTAAAAACCTTCTTTGCGTTCTCTTCATACGTCTTCTTCTCTTTTTGAATATCGTGTCCACACCACGACGGAATGAGACAGTACGGGCTGTGCTCATTTGCAATGACCCAAATAATAGAAAAGAATAAAAGGGAAACCCAGAACGCCGCCGCCAAATTACGGGTTGCGATAAAGATAACGGTAAAGAAAAGGGCTGGACGTATCCAAGGTGCCGCTAAAAACTCCTCCTGCTTCTTTGTTAGTTCTAGCGAAAGAAACCGACCTCCTAAGTTGAGAACTAACATAAAACAGCCAATAATATACGGATTTGTATTCACAAACATAATAGCCTGTGATAACGGGTCTAATACACCGCCAGTACCCTGAAACGGTTGAGTTGTATTATTATTCGGACTCGGATGAGGCGAAAGAGTCGGTGATATATTTATAGGTTGCGACGGCGGCGACGGCATTTGCGATGGAATATTTACGGGTCCTGACGGACCAAGGGGTGCCATACCACCCATTGTTGGCGGGGGCAAATACGGATTTACTGACGTTGTTGGCAAGGCGGGAGCTGATGGTGGGTGCGGACCTGGTTGCCCCGTAAAACAACTACCACCTGATGTCGGTGGAGGCAGATACGGATTTATAGACGTTGTCGGCAGGGCAGGAGCGGGTGGTGGATGCGGACCTGGTTGCCCCGTAAAACACGAACTTACCGGAGTCATCCAACTACCGGCGACTTTCTTAGCACGTCTAGGCATATCCTATCCTTATCGTGGTGTGGCATTTTATTCGGGAGCCCCATTATTGCGCCTTTACAACGGGAATGATGATAGTAGATTCACGTCGGCAATCCAGAAAAATATAACAACAAGCAGTACTGATGCTAATAGCTGGTGCTTTTCTGCCACATACGCAAGGGCTAATCCCGCAAAAAACCGTGCTGCAGGATGAAGCGCCGCATCGTGGAATCCAAAGCAGTATTCCTTATCAAAATCTAGAGAGAAGTATAATAGGAATACGGTAAGAGCTATTGCTACAATAGTACCGTAATCCATCCGGGAACCTTCTTACTAAGTGTTTGGTTTAATCTGAAATAGCGGAGGTACTTACATCCTTCTCCTGAATTGCTAACGGTTGCTCCTTGAGTACTTTTTCTACAAACCACTTCTTAGAGTTAGTAACCCAATCCACAGTATTTGATGCGTTCAAGAAACCCTCAGGGCTACGTGCCTCCGCCGACCATATTGACAGTAGGAAGAAGAAAAGGGCGAACGTTCCAGCGTAGAATCCCATCCAATAGCATACCATTGCGGAAAGGGCAATCAGGAAGAATCCTACCGGTTGAATCATGTAAAAACGGAGTGTGTGTGGAATACGATTCGCTACAGCACCTAAGAAAACAACAATAATGACGGCTATCCACTTGCTGGCAATAGGCGGGTGCCAAATGGGTCCTGAAGGGTGAAAACCGGGGCCTGGCGGCGGATTCATATTGCTTGTAATGGGCTCACATAGTTATTCACTAAAGCCGACGGATCAATGTCCGTTCTTAGAGTTACAGGCTGAACAAAGAAGTTTTTTCCAATAGACTTCATAAACCGTAAGCCGTTTGCCACATTTTTACTGGTATACTTCAACAGTGTTTTATGTGCCGCAATCGCGTCGGCGTCTGTCGGATTTTCCGGTTGCATCACTGAAACCAAATTTGTAGGAATATCGGTAGCCAACGGATTAGTAGGATTATCAAATGCTTCTACCGGTTTAAAATAGCGATTTGAGTACCGTACTCGGTCCATCCACGCATAAATCGTAAGCACAACTGCCGCCGTGAACAGACCGATTGATATTAATTGAGACGCGCGCATCCTTATCTTGGAATAGGAACTTTATGTAGTCCCGCCAGGACGCAGACGGAAAGGAACAAAAAATAGCCTCCACCACATTAGGGAGAGCAGATGTGCTCATTAGAAGAAGCTTTCACTTCCTTTACGGACACGTCCCGGAATGAAGATCAGGGACCCGCTAACGGTTCCGCATCACTATTTGCTTTAGATTCTGACAAGAAGCGGCGTAAGAAACGCCGTGCTGTTTTACCGCCTCCTGAGCCGCAGGTGATTGAGCCTGACCGCCCCGCCCACCGTCCCCTACCTCCAGGTGAGCTACTCGGTGGTGCGCCGACCAGCAATACTAAAAATGGTAGCGAATCGGAAATGCTCAACGCCTTTGAAACTGCCGACTACTTCCCACATCCCGCCGAAGATGTTCACGATAAAAACGTATACAATCTCGAGCCCGATTGGGCAACCGTCTTTAATGATACTTCCACCCCCGATTGGATTAAGAATCGTATGCCTCATCGCGAGAACGAAGCCCCCCTGATTCCGTCACCTTGGCTTGATGGACAGTCCACGCTATGGCAGAAGATTGGTAAAAATGAAAAGACACAAGCCGATTTGAAAGGTGCCGAAGTTGCCGCCGAAAGCCGTCTTGACGACCTTCAACGCAAATTAGACAGCATGTTCCACAAACTGGAGCAAATGGAAGTCACAAAATCTGAATCCAATCTGCTTGAAATACTACTCTTTGTCCTCGGTGGCATCTTCCTAATCTTGATTCTGGACATCCTTGTCAAGCAAGGTACCCAGGCGTCTATGATTATTGCTGCTGCCGGAGGTGGTAACTTATACAAACGATACATGCCGCTCCGACAACTGTCCCGGTAAACGTGGTATACCCGCCCCCGCACCCGCTGTAGCCGACATCACCAAAGACCGTGTAATAGGCGGTACAGGTGTAACAGAGGGAATAGTATCTGTTTCCGGCTTAAATTCCACCGTTTTCTTCAACGGGGTTTTACGCTTTACAATATCAGGCATAGGAGCTGATGCTGTAGGCAACGTAGGCTTAGGCATAGGAATCTTATAAGTCGTAGCAACACCTCTTACGGCATTCAAAACCTGACTCAGTGGGCTTTCGTGTTTACGATAAACTTCATCATGAGCCCTCCAGCTTACGAACAATAAATTCGGATGCGTGTATTCCACGGTATAACCTATATTCCGTAGATTCCAAACAATATACAAAATAGCATCACCAATATCGAATCGCGGAGTTCCTGGAATAAACTCAGGTACTAAATACCATAGTGATTTCTCGTTGCCGGGAACACGCGCCACCGCTTTTACCTTATTATAAATCTGCTGTAAAACCATATTGTAAATACGTATTCGTGTACTATCCCG